TATTTAAAAAAATAGAAATTTAAATCGTCCGCCATACAGCAAATTCGGCGTTGTCTAAATAATTGAAATATAATTTTAATCGTTATCATAATATCGTTTGTCATACCTTTTGTCATCCCCGATATTATGCGTTTTGAATTACTTTTTGATACTATACAAATGCGGGAGTTTCTTTCACAAAAAACAAGATTTAACTCGTGGATGGAAAAACAAATTAATGTTTTAGACGAATTGAAAGAGTTTTATATCAAAGGTGCAAGTTTATATAAACTATAATTTTGGATAAGTCGGGTATGACAAAAGGTATGACAAACGATATTTAACATTACAGTTATACCCTTACAAACCGAAGACAAATACAAAATTGAAAATTATAAGGCGTGTTGTTTAGGAAAAATCTATTTGAAATTTGAAAAGAATTTAAACGTTGTTAATAGCAATTAATGGGTCGGCGTATTCATATACGAGTCGCATTATATCTGCTGGAAGTTCAATACTATTCCCTAAATTCTTTTTCAAATAATTCATATTAATATTAGTAAATATTAATTATTTAAGTATCAATCCTGAGTCAGATTCTTTGAGTCAAAACTGGCCTGTATGGCCTTGCAAATTTTAAGTTTGAGTTCAGTTTTAGCAATCACTTCTTCAATTAAAAAATAATAAAAATCATAGCACGCATCGTGTAGGTATTCTTCCCCGCATTGGATAATATTCCCGCAAAATTGGCATCGTTTGCAATACATTCTTCTCATATACAAGTTAAGCATTTAAATATTTTAAGTAGTTAAATTAATTACAAAAAGGTTCATCAATTTTTTGAAATTATATTTCGTTTAAATCGCCAAATATATAATAAATGATAAATATAAATGTTAAACGCCATTAAATTAAATGATTTAAGTTTTGGGTTGAATAAAGAAATAAGTGAAATAGAAAAGATTAGAAATAGATTTAGCAATAGTTTAAAACCAACAAATAGTTTTTTTGTTTTTGATTATGTAAGTCCAGAATGCTATGTAGAGTTAAAATCACGAAGAAATAAATTAAATACTTATCCTGATACGATGGTTGGTAAAAATAAATTGGATTTCGCCGAAACCGCTGATAGACCAGTGTATTTTGTATTCTCATTTATTGACGGGTTATATTATTGGAAGTATAATAAGGAAGATATAACTAATGGTAAAGTAAGATTTAGCGTAGGAGGTAGGTGCGACCGTGGGAGAGATGAATACAAAGACTACGCATATATTTCAACGAATATTTTAGAATTAATATAATTGCGTTTAAATAAACTTAAAAAAAATATTTAGGTAATATATATAAAATGCCGATTAAATCGAATATGACAAAACCTGACAAGAAAAAGCGGGTGAAAATCAATAGAAATGTTCCAGCAGTTGTAATTAATATTTTAGAGGAAATTGCAGAAGAAGTTATTGAAGATATTAAAGAGGCAGTTTTAGAGGTAGTTGAAGAAAAAGTTGAACCTTTAGAAGAAAGTAGTTCATTACCTCCACCACCAACTGATGAAGAATATGATGATGAAAACAGCCCTGTATCTCCGTGTGCAGTTTCAAAAAAACGGGTGAGAAAGGTAGTTGAACCCAAACCTCTGCGAAATGAAAAAGGAGAATATTTGAATCCAAAAACCAACCGCTACGTAAAATCTGGGACAAGTGCGTTTAAGCAGTTAGTCAAAGACGGCGTTATTGTTGTTTTAGAAGAAATGTGCGTTTAATTTTAATTTTTTTATATATCTTAATTATATATATAAAATGCCTTTCACACAAACCGACTTTGATAATATTGAAACCAGAACAAAAATTATCACAATTATGAATGACGAGATTGGAGTTCCTCCATTAACAAAAATTAGTAGTCTTACAAAGCGTCAATTATTGACAATGAATGCAAAGATGAATGAGTATATTAAGAACTTACCCCAAGAGTTTTTTTTAGAAAAGATTGACAAAGATTTTTTTTTTGTGATGGAAGATGTATTTGAAACTATGAAACCCGAAGAAATGTTTATCCCATTGATAAATACCGATGTTGTATTATTAGAAAAAGAAGTTCCTGTATAATAAATTAAAATACTTTTATAATTATTAATATTATTTTTAAAAATAATATTATTATAATATATAATGTCGTTTCCATCATTAAATAATACAAGCGATTATGATGTTTATACAACTAAATATTTACAATCCCTTGCCCTACAAATCCAATTAAATCAAAATAATTTTGATAAGAATGTGGGTTTTATGAAAACTGGCGTTCAGGATACTGAGCGTCCAGATAGTCGTAGCATTGAGGAAAGAGCGGGTGATGTGGAAAAATTAAAAGTCCAAGCACGAGTAATGTTAAATAAAATTAGTGATGCTACTAACACGAATGAAGTGTTAGATTATTTAGTAAAAAATGGCGAGTTATTATTTTTCTTTATACAACAGTTCCCTGCTATTGAAAAACTTGTTAAAGAACAATATGCGGGAGGTGTTCGTGCCCCGATATTAATATCATTAATTTATAAACGGTTCATATCACAACAGGAAGATAGTTTAATGCCCGAAAGTGCTGATTTTGATATTGTTTCAAAGATGATGACACGTCTTGACGCAGAGGTCCTATTAAACCAAACCAACAATCCCGAATTAAGAGATAAACTAATTGATTTAGCAAGAGTATTACCATCTCGACAAGAGATTAAAACTTTACTTGAAAACCCTGCTGGAAATAAAGATGAAATCAAGTTCGTTGCGGAAATGTTTAAAAACTCGCCAAGTGTGAGCGATTACAATAGTTTAACTGAAGAATACAATGATGCCCCATTAAAAGATGACCTCACAAATTACGATTTAGAAGAAGCAGAAGATAAAATGATACAAATAATAACTTCATTTTTAATAGAACGCAGAGCATTTCAAGAGAATACAACTAATCAAAAACGAATGCTACAAATAGATAGAACTAACTTTAAAAGAAAAACAAAACCATTACCTGTAGCAAAAGATACTCGAATTGCAAGAACAAGCGAACAGCAACGGGCAACAACTAAAGGGCGACGACAAACCGTAGAAGATATAGATAGGAACTTACAATTCATTCAATTAAACCCTACAAATACAAAAATATCCGAAGTTTCTCCAGCAGAACAATATATGGCAGAAAAACTATTCAAAGATATAAAAGAACCTCGCCTTGTTTCTACAATGTCAAGAAAGTCAAAAAAGTCAAAAACACAAGATGATATATTCTCAAATGACCTTTTAATACCAACAATAGGAACAATACCAACAATACCAACATTACCAAAAGAAAACAATAAACCAATATATAAAGATATACCAATACCAAAAAAAATATATATGCGAAGAGATAAAGAACTATTAGAATCGGTTAATAAGTTTGAAAACATAAAACAAGGAAAAGGCGACCGAGATATGGGAATTGATGATAGAGAATCAATGGCATTTCAAAAAAAAAGACAACCTACACAAAGAGAGATAAACGCAGATTTAGAAGAAGAAATCCAGCGGTTTGAAATGAGAAAAATGGGAAAATCTGACACAAGAACATCAGAAAGAAAACAAGAAGCAAAACAGCGAGAAAAACAAGAACTCAACCGAATAATGAATGAAATGGAACAACTTAAACGAGAGAAAAAACAAGAAGAAGAAAAACAAAAAGCAATAGAAGATGAAATTAGATCAAAAGAGGAAACCCTTAAAAAAAAACAAGTAATCCAAGAAAAACAAGCAGGAAGTAAAATTACTACATTTCTAAAGAAAAAAATAGAAAAAGGCAAAAAAGAAATACTCGTAATAGAAAATGAAATTGCTGAACTTGAGAAACAAGACGACGCTGTTATTTCAAAACAAGAAAGCATACAAGCAAAACAACAAGAACTTGAAGTTAAAAAAAAAGCGGGTCGTCCAAAAGGGTCAAAGGATATTAACCCAAGAATTAGAACTCCAAAAGCAGTAATACAAGCAGAACGAATGCCTGAAGCACCTACAAATACACCAATAATAATACCAAGAGCACCAACGAACACACCAGTATTCAGTGAAAAAGTCCCAGTTCCAACTGGAAAAGGTTTGTTAAATAAACAAGAACAATTATCGCACAGATTTAAAGTATTGAAGGGTGAAATATTAGCAGGAAATACAGCATCACAGGTTATTAAGGAAATGCGGTCTTTAGTAAAACAATTAGTTAATACTGGTGAATTATCCAAAGAACAACACGATGGAATATTAAAAGAATTAAAAACATTATAAAAATAATATATTGTATAAATATATAAACGATGAATACAATTGTGTTAAACTCAACAAATATTTTAGCAGGAAGTAATAATTCAACTTTAGTATATAACTTCCCAACTTCAGTTCGTTTTGAGAACCACCAAATTGCAGTCCAGAGTGTGAATATGTATTATGCGTGGCAAAATATCAATTCAACAAGTTTAAAAAATAATACCTTTACCTATACGTGGGTCGTAGGAGCAACTACAACAACATATACTGTTAATATACCCGCAGGTTTATACGAAATATCCGATATTAACAATTATTTACAATTTACATTTATACAAGCGGGACAATATTTAATTAACGCAACCGGACAGTATGTATATTACGCAGAGTTTTTAGTAAATCCTAACACATATGCTGTCAATATTATTACATATCCAGTTCCAACATCTTTACCGTCAGGTTGGGTTTTGCCAGTTGCGAATACACAAACAGGTGCAGTTGCATTTCCGGGCTTCCCCACACAAACATTTAACCCTTCAATAGTAATTCCAGCAAATTTTAGTCTAATTATGGGATACGCAACAAACTTCACAACATCACAAAATACAAATGTAAATACAATTTTAACATTTACATCATCAATTTCGCCACAGGTCCAGCCCAATCCCACAGCATTGATGACGATAAGCAATATTAGCAATGAATATTCATCTCCATCTTCAGTGATACATAGTGTTGTGCCCGACGTTGGATTTGGAGAGTTAATAAAGTCAGTGCCGAATGAATATGTATTTTGTCGTTTATTGAAAGGGACGATTTCATCTCTATTCGTGCGGTTTGTTGGACAAGACAGCAACTCATTAGCAATACTTGACCCAAATATGACGATTATATTGCTTATTCGTGAAACTCCAATGTCAGAACGATAATTTGTTTAGTTTAGCAAAATATAATATCAATATATTTAAATGACGATATCAGAAAACGAATTGGTGAGAATGTATGATGATTTACAAAAAGAGCAAACCAGTTTATTACTTGATTTAAAAAATATTAAGCACGATGACACCTCACATAAAGTGGAATTAAATATTCAAAAACAAATTAGTATTATTACGCAATTGTTATGCTCGTTATTGAAATTAAAAACTTTAAAGAAAAATAAATTATCTTTATAGATATATATAATGGTTCGCAAATATTCAATGATGACAATGAAAGGGCGTGGAAGTGTTAAGATTTATATGCGAGGCAGAGGATTTGGAAGTGTGCTACTTGGAGGAAGTGGTAGTGCTTCAGCATTAGTAAATGGTCCATCGGTTGGTATGGGTTTGGGAGCAGGTTTTAAGGGTATGGGATTCCTAGAACAAACCGCCTTAAAATCAGAGGGCATAATGGGATTACGCAAGAAATTACAAAATATTAGGTTCTAATAGAGGTCTTTTTAGTCAAAACCCAAATAGCAACTATTAAAAATATTAATTTATTTAATAAAAACAATTAAATAAATTAATTAAATAAATTATCAAAATATTTTATCTTTTAGTATATATATAAGATGGACCAAGTCGTGTATGACCTTTCTTCTCAAACTGAAGCAGACCCAAATATCTTTATTAAGAAGGATTGGATAAGTATTTTAGATAATCAAAATGGAAATTATGCTGGAAATCAAGCAATAATTGACACTTCACAATTAAGTAATTCAAATAAATTTATTAACTACAGAGAAGCATACCTAACAATTCCCCTACAGTTGTGTTTATCCACAGCAACGGGTTCGGCAGCATTTGCCCCCCAGACGGCGGCAACCGCAGTTGATTATGGTGTTGGATTGAAAAATTGGTATGGTTCAATTATTCACTCAATTTCGGTCGACCTTGCAGGAACTACGATAATTCAACAAACCCCCTTCCAGTCATTGTGGAACAATTTTAAATTACTTACTACTCTTTCATACCAAGACTTACTTACTTTAGGACCATCTATTGGTTTTTACCCCGATAACTCTGCGTCGTGGTCTTATTCCACAATCGCATCAGTTTATGGTTCAATTGGTGTTTCTAACAATGTTAATAACTTCCGTGCTCCAGTTATTACTGGTGCTGCAAACTCTTACGAAATAACCAACACTGGAATGTATCAAAGACAGAGAAATTGGAACTTTAATGTTGCTGGTTTTACAGGTGTAACCCAAACAGGAACAGTCAATCAGGCAGCATTTTCTTCTCTTATTTCGCAGACATCATTAAGTCAGGTTTATAAATCAAGTATTATTAAAACCGCAGCGGGAATATGGCAGGCGAATATAGTAGCAAATGTGCTTCTCCGACATCTACATACGTTTTTTAGTCAAATCCCCCTGTCCAAAGGGATCTTTATGAAAATCACACTCAATCTTAACAACACCGTAGTTGTTTTTAACTCCACAACTGGGCGTATTATGTCCCAAACACAGGGTAGTTCCCAGTTCCCTCTTGGTGGTGTTAATCCTATTCTTGTTTCATCTTCTGATGCTGGATCAGGAATGGCGGCAAGTGCTGCTGCCGTTGCTACTGATTACAATGTATCCTTATCTGTAGGAGGTGTTTGTTTAGACCAAGCATCAAAAACTGCTGGTTCTATTGCAGGTCCTCTTCTAAATCTTACATTGACAGTGCCGTCATATACTTTCAACCCAATCTACGAACAAGCATATTTGAGTAATCCTGTGCGAAAGATTGACTACGAAGATATTTACCAATACCAAGTTCTAAGTGTTGCGGGAGGTGCTACATTTAACAATCTTATAACAAATGGAATTGCTGGAATTAAGAGCGTGTTAGTTATTCCGTTTCATTCTGCGGTTGCTGCTACAAATAACTCAATTTCCCCTTTACAGTCTGCATTTGACCCGGCAGGAGGAGGAACTACAAGTCCATTAGTGTTCTTAAATAACTTCAATGTCGTTATTTCTGGGCAAAATATTTTTTATGGGTCTCAACGGTATACATATGAGAATTTTTTGAACCAACTTAACGGGCAAAATGGTGTCAATGGTTCTCAAATGGACGGTATGAGTTCTGGTTTGATTTCTCAATTTGATTTTGAAAACAGTTATAACTATTATTACGTGAATATTGAGCGATGTTTGCCGATGGAAAAGGGGGTTTCCAAATCAGTCAATATCATCGGTCAGAATATGTCGCTGTTTTCTGTTGATTTGTATGTCTTTGTTTCTTACGGGGTGTCAGTGTCGATTAATCTTTTTACTGGAAGTAGGGTTTAAATAATTATTTTTAATATTTAAAATGTTTTTATTATATAATGGTATTATCTTACAAAAATAAGTTCAACGCAAAATACGGATTTAATAAAGACCAATCACATTCTATTGCGGAAATAGCAAAAATAACTGGATATTCAAAAAAACATTTAGAAATAATAGTTAAAAAAGGGGAGGGAGCATATTATTCAAATCCAACATCAGTTAGAAAAAGTGTGAAAAGTCCAGAACAATGGAGTATGGCGAGGTTATATAGTGCTATTATGGGAGGCAAGGCGTCCCGTGTAGATGCCTCACATTTAATTAAAGGCGGAAATATTTGCGATAATTGTTTAAATAAAAACTCATAATTCCTCCTTTTATTTTCTTTTCTATTCTAATATATATAATGATTACTATATATATTAAAAAACCGAAATCATCTCAACTTAAACGCACAATGTCTGGGTGTGGATTTCGTATTAGTGAAGGTGATTATCCTATATTAGTTAAAAAAGATTTAGTTAGTAAAATAAAAAATAAGTTTAAGAATGGAAAATCTCATACCTTGTATTCTCACGAGTTTGAAGGTGGTTCATTAGCGTCAATGTATAAAGATGCGAAAGATTTTGTAAAAACTGAAGCAAGACAAACAGGAAAACAATTAAAAAAAGAAGCAATCGCAGTTGGTAAAGAATTACAGCAAGAAGCAATTGAAACTGGTAGAGAAATTAAAAAACAAGCAATTAAGGAAGGGAATATATTTGTTCGTGATGTAGCAAAACCTTATTTAACGGAGATGGTCCAATCAGGAATATTGGGGGTAGGAACAGCGTTAGCAGTCGTTCAACCCGAACTCGCCCCATTTATAGGTGTTGGAACTTTAGCATTATCATCAATGGTGGGTAATTATATTGATGAGTTTGGAAATAAAAAACCTAAACCACAATCCGCACCACAATCCGCATATGTTTCACCACAAGATTATCAACAATATCAACCATATCAACCACCGACATCATCATTAGTTCCTGCAGATTATATAAACCCTACTGAAATAGCAAGAACTAAAATGAACGATAGTATTGATGATTTCCAAAAGTCAAACCGAATGATTGGATTTGGATTTGGAAGGAATCGTAATAATTATAAAGTTGGTAATGGATTATTCGCAGGAGGAGGTTTAGTAAGTCGTGATGGATATACTCATCCAGCATTGATGTCGCCAAATCCAGATTTTATGTTAAATCGTAATCTATTACCAGCGTATATTCAAAATCAACAGTTCCTAAAAAAATGAAATACATATTTTGTAAGTATTTAAAATAAAAATTATATTTTTATTTTAAAAAAATCAAGAAACCAAGATGTAGAAGATAGAAATTAGTTTAATCATAAGTTTAATCCGTAGAATCCAGACAAACATATATAATATAATAATATAATATATAATCGATCGAATAAATTACGTCATAATAAATCAAAAAAACATCAATTATTCGTTCTTAATATAGGTTCCAATAACTTGTGCTGATGATGTCCCCATATTTTTGGCGACTTTATCCATCGCAGATTTTCGTTCAATCTCATCTCCAAACTTATCAGTTAAATAAACGTGTCTTAATATATTTACACTACAATTTTTTAAAAATATTTTATTTAATCTTTGGTTGAGTTTCACAGAAGTCAATTTTTGACCGTTATTATCAAATAGTAGATAATCGATATCATTATTTTTTATCCATTTAGTTAAAATACTTTTTAATTCTTTAGGAATTGCTACTCGTTGTTCGTCATAGAACTTGGCGGTTTTATATTTATTAAAAATTAACTCGTGTTTTTCCAAATAATTGTCTTGCGATTTATCAATATTTTTTATTTTAAACTCGGTATAATCTAATGACCTTCTGGGGGCAATAAATATTCCTCCTAATAAAGATAAAATTATGAAGTTCTGTATGGTTTGTAGGTCATTCATATTTAACTTAGATTTTTTATAACACGACATTGCGTCTTGTTTATGTTGATTATATAGATTAAGTATTTCATTTTTACTGACCCAATTAGCGGACTGACTATCACTCTTTTCCATTTTCTTTGCGTTATCACTATAATCTTTAATATCTTCTAACATTTCTTTACGATAATCTGGTTTGCCTGAAATAACAACTAATGCTGATAGAATAGTCTTCCTTTTATTTGGTTGGAGATTTTCTAAATGATTTAAAATTGTTTCGGTTTTATCAAAATCATCTTTTTCAATTTCTCCGCCGAATATTCTTTTATGTAATGACCGCAGAATAGAGCAATATGTTGTTAAACTCCCCTCAGATAGGGTTGGTCTTAATTTTTTCAACTCAGTTTTCAAATCCATAATTAATATATATATTCTAAATATATATTAATTTTTAAATATTAATCTAATTAAATTATAAAGTTTTGTTCTTTAATTTATATTGTTTTTGTCGTTTAAGTATTTTATCTTTATTTTTAATATAATATTGTTTTTTATATTCACGAATTGCGTCAGCATTTTCAACACGATAATGATTGGTATATTCAATTCGTTTATCAGCATTTTCAATATAATATTGTTTATGTTTTTCACGAATTGCGTCAGCATTTTCAATATAATATTGTTTTGATTTTTCACTAATTGTATCAGTATTTTCAATACGATATTGTTTATTATATTCATTTCTTTTATCAGCATTTTCAATACGATATTGTTTATGATATTCAATAATTTCTCCTTCTAATAATATTGGTTTTTGCTGATTTACACAATCGAACATATCGTAATAATAACGCTCACGCATTAGTAATTCTTCTTTGGACTTACACGGGTATAATTCAATTAATGTAATTTCATAATCATTACACATCAACACTAATGAAGATGACATATATTTATTATGTTTTACATCTCGTTTATGTTCTGCTAAACGAACACATAATTTTTGAACTGTTGAACCAATATATATTAGTTTAACACCTTCATTATTAGTTCCAGTAATCTTATAGATTTTACCGTTTTGATAATTCACCATTGTGTTTTGTTATGTTATATTATGTTTATCTCTTTAAGTATGTTTTATTAAGTATTTAAATTAAACCGTTTTTTATAACTTGCGATATTTTTATGAATATCTGTAGAAGCACCCCATAAAATCCATTTTGATAATGCTCCCGCTGATTTATAATCATTCCAATCTTCATTTAACCTACTGTGCCTTGCTAAATAATTCTTTTTCATAGTTTTATCACCGTGGTCTATATAGGTTATACCCGTATCAAGTCCAAAATAAGTATAATCACCATCTTGAAATAATGCTACTAAACGCTTACCACGTTTATCACTGTCGTATATTTCCATAAGGTTATATAATAGTTATATATTTTTTTATTCAAAAAATGATATATTAATGAACCAAATTAAACGAAAATTAAGAAGTAGATTAAAAACCATTTAAAAACAACACGATTAAACAGAAATTAAGAACAAAATATATAAATTATAATAATATTTACAGCGTATTGTTAATAAAAATATTTTTATTTAGATTGAAATATAATATTTATGTTAAATAATATAGTTTATGGTTAATTTCCGTTTAATCGTGTTGTTTTTAATTGAAAGTTAAGCGATTGCTTAATATTTCAATTTATTCTTACGCATATCTCTCAATCGTTTCATATAATCCTTTGCTTCTTGACTGCCCTTCACGCCACGGCCACCCATCTTAGGTGCTACAACTCCATTCATTATTTCTTTGGTTGGTCTTGGAGGCATACGAATCATACCTCCGTCCATATCCTTACCTTGTTTCAATGACTTTATATTCTCATTATAAACCTTTGGAACTGATTTTGCTGTGTTATAAATGTCTCTAACACTTATTTTTTTATCGACGAGCAGACGTCCTCCACACATATGACAGCATTCATCATCATCATACATATGTCCTCTTCCAGTTTGATTTTGTGCGTATAATCCAGAACCAGATGAACCCCTAACTCCTTCTTCTTCGGCAATTTTATTTGCCGCCAAACCAGTTAAATATGCTGTTCCAACGCTACTCGCAACCCCTAACGCAGGACCGCCCGCCATAGTCCCTAAAATGCCCGCAATTGCTCCTGCAGTAGCAGGAACTCCACGTTTCAATAATATTTCGGCAATATCTAATCCAACTTTTTTAAGTTCTGGTCGTGCGGCGGCGGGAAGGTCTTTCATCAAATCTAATGCTCCTTCTACTGCGGACATTGTATTATCAACTTTGCGAACAATATTGCTAACTTTATTACCAACACTATTAACTTGGCGACCAATTTTTTTAAATGTTTTACCAATACCCATTCCACGTTGAACTGTATTATTAAATCCTGCTTCCAATGCCTCTGGAAGTTCGCTCATACCTTGCAATATTTGTAATTTGTGTAGGTTTTGTTTTTGAGGAAGTAAATAATGTAGGTTTTCCATCTTTATATTATTAGGATATATTTTATTTTTTGAAGTATTTTTATTATCAATTTCTCCTCCTTTCATTAATACATTCACAGATGCTCCTATATCAGTTAATTTTTTACTTACTTTTGCTAAAACCTTATTGTTTTTAAATAATACTTCAGTATCTTGTTTTACCCATTCTTTATTTTCCGCATTCAATAACCCGTTAGCATCTAATACATTCATTAAAAAAACTTGACAGTTATTTGAAACGGGGTCATAATCTAAAAATTGAGTTTTTCCCATTTGTTCTTTTGTATTATTAATTAAATCAAATACAGTTATTTCTTTACCATTTAAAGGGCACGATAATGTTTCTAATCCATCGGGGTTTCCAATAGAAGATGATACATTTACTCTTTCCACTTTTTCTAATAAAAATCTTGTATTTGCTGATTGAACTAACATCGCCAGATGGAATAACTCATCATACGGTTGCTGGTCTAATTTTTTCTGGAATGAACCTAAACTAACAGCATTCATTGCACCAGTAATTAGGTGAGAAACAGGATTTCTACGCAAAGTAATTGATGTTATTATTTCTTGCCCGTGATTATTCATTATATCTTTTACCGATGGGGGCATAAACGCATCAGGGTTAATTACTTTTTCGGCGAACTTTCCAACTTGTTTTCCAACTTTGGATACTTTATTTACAACTTTATTCGCCACCTTTTTAATATTATCAAAAACACCAGTTCCTTCCATAAGTGAGATTTCATTTTCATAATTTTGAGTTTCCATATTATTCGGTTTGTATGTTCCTTTGCGAATTGCTTTTTGTTTTAATCTTTCGTTAGTAAGTGTTGCGTATAATTTCTTTGATGCGTCTCTTTTTTGCTGTTGTTGTGCAAGGTATGCTTCTTCTGCTGTAGCATACTTGAGTTTTCTTCCTCGTTTTTTTTGATCTCTAACTGGAGGTTCAGGTTCAGACTCAGGTTCTTGAAAAACTGGTTCTGGTTCTGGTTCTTGAAAAACTGGTTCTGGAGTTTTTTGTATTCGTTGTTGTCTCGGTCTTGGAGTTGGTTTTGCTAAAAAATATTCTTCTAATGCAGGATTTGTTGCTAATTCTGCAAAATATTCTTTTAACATTGTTTGATCCTTTTTAGAGAACTCTGATAGTTTTGGGGGAGGGTTAATGGTTTCTCCATTTATTAATTCAACTTCATCACGATTAACACGTTTTAGTTCTATTGATTTTTTAGAATTACGGGTTGATAAATTGCGTGTAGAAGTTGTTGGGATAAATAAACGAAATTTTCTTTTTCCTTCTTTCAATATTTTACTAAATATTTGTTGAATAAAATACTTCGGCACTAATAGGTTGGTCTGGTTCAAAATTGGTAGTAATACGGACGTTTGTTTATTATCGGGATTAAAATTATCTAATGCAATTCCGCTTCCAATATTCATTATATATATTCACAATATATTTTTTTTCATAATATTGCTAAATATATATTATGAAAAATTGTTTTAAACTCATAAAGTATTATAATGTATCATAAAGTATTATGCCGAAAACACCTATTGATTACTCTACATAAATTCATTTAGACTTTACTATCAATAGAATTAATATCGGCAATACCAGCAGCAATATTATTTTCATTACCGACGAAAGTAAATCCAACATCCTCTAAAGTTGTTGGTTTTGAATCTTTGGATTTAAAGAACTGTTTAAGCAACCATTCGTTATATTTCCAATCATTTGTTTTATTAAGGTCATTAAATAAACTGGTGAAATGTTCTGCGTCTCGGTATAAACACATCGTTCTTCCAGGAAAAACATTAATCCAATAAAGGAAACTTAAGCAATACCACCCGCACGCATTATTCATTAACGATTGTATATCTATTATTGAGTGGGGCATTTCTTTAACACCACAAAACTCTAACACTTCATCTGGTGGAGCGACCCCGTATGAATCAAAATATACGTATTCATCTCGGCAATCCTTTTTAGGATACTTATTATATAAAAAACACGTATAATGCGACCCGTCATTAGGTTCTCCATTTTCATCATATTGGTCTTCTAAATTGATGATATATCCTACATTATGCTTTAACTTCATATCCTTCAATTCACTTTTGAAATACACCCCCTCAAGATGTATTCCCATTCTGGACGCAAGGTTTTTTACTTGAATATTACTTAACATTATATATAATAGATATATAATATTATCCCTAAATTAAAACGCAAAAACTATTAAATCGAATTAATAGAAAGTGTCCTATTCGCATCTGTCGTCATATCACTTTTCACTTCATCAACCACATCACGCTCAATCTCAAGCATTCCCCAAAAACATTTCACCGTGCTACATTTACTTTTGTATAAATATAGAAATAAACTTCCAATTGTTGGAACCAAAATAATAGATAAGAAAGTGTATAATTCGTCCATATATATATAGTTATATTTTAACTTAATCTCGTAATACTAATCTCACCAGTAAAAGTATATGCTCCAGTTGCGAAAGTGCGTAGAATTGTTAATACATAGTTTTGTGCAGTAGAAACTGATAATGTAAATGAACTTGTTATTACTTGAACGTCTCCTGCTGTATAAACTTCCGATATGTGAGAACGAACTAATGAACCTGTAAGTAATAATTGTGTTGTGGGTGCGGCAGAAGTAGCAATATATGATTGTGCTGCCGTAATAGTTCCCGATGTATTTACTGTGGTTTGAACCGCAAAATCCACTCTCCATACTCCAATTGGTAATGAAAGTGTGCTCATTGTAGTTGCTGTAGCACTCACAAATGTTGGTGTTGAAATACTACTTCCAGTATTTTTTAAAACATATCCTAAACTTGTATTTGACGCAAATGGAAATGAATATGATGTCGCACTAAAGTTTAATCTATTTGCCAATGTTAATAGCAAATCAATAGTAGTTGGTGCTTTTACATTAACTAAAGTAGTTGTTGCTTGACCAATATTTAGAGTTCCAGTTAAAGAGGTAAATAAAGTTTTAGTCCCTGTGTTCCCATTACCATCAATTGTATTAGCATTAAGATTGCCTAATAAACCATTATTGAATGTTGAAAAACCGTTAATTGAATTGGAACTTCCGGAAGTTCCAATTGTTAATGTTGAACCGCTAAATAAATTAGTATATATTGAGTTTGTTGAAGCACTTGTAGTATTGCTTTGTATTAAACTTGAACCTGTTATATTTCCGCCTACACTTACTCCGTTGTTAAATGTGGTTGAACCTGCTGTAGAAATAGTTGAACTTACTTTACTTAAATAAAGTAAATCCGCCTCTGCTTGTGATAATATTACTTCTGGTTGATTAAATAGAGAAGTGTTAAAACTTGTAATATCTTCGGTAGGGGGATTGTAGTTAGCCATTTATATATTATTACATTTTATTTTATATTATTATATTATTCAAATTAAGTATTAGAAAATTATAATATTCTTAACATTCTAATTTGACCTTTTCTTTGATATGTCCCACTACTTATAATAATTTTTAATTGAACCGCATATATATTGGTTGCGGTTGATTGTAAAAAACTAAATGAACCGCTATGATATGTGCTATCTCCTGCTGTATATGTTTGTGTGCTGAAATTATTTACTTTCGCCCCGGGTAGCGTAATAGGAATTGTCGTGCTTACATTATTATCACTTACAAAAACATATATTTTTGTTAAAGAACCAGCAGTAATACTATTTATTTCTACTTCATAATTACACGTCCAAAAACCTACATTTGTG